GTCCCGGCCTGAGTCACCTCGAATCACCATTGTTTCCAGGCTGTTCCGCATTGTTGAGGGGTGCGTGTCGATTGCCCGCGCCATCTCGGGGCAGGTAAAACGTCTGCCCGATTGGTACAGATCCGTGGACTTCACTTTGTCTGCGATGGTCATGCGGACACCTCATCCGCCCAATCTGCGCCGAGCCTTTCGGGTATCTTCACGGACACATCAAAGCCCTCGCGCTTCAACCGATGTGCCAGCACGTAGGCGGACTTCTGCCCGGTAAAACTCTCGTCGCTGTCACCGAAAACCACAACGCGGACGCCTTCAGGGGGCTGGAATTGCTCCAGCAGCGTTGCGCTGTACGAAGCCCAGCACGGCACCCCGTAGCGCTGCGTGGCGGCGATGGCGGTCTCTACGCCCTCCGCAATGCCCAGATCATCACGGGCAGGGAACAGCCGGATAGCGCCCCCTGATAGCGGACCAACTGGCGGTATCACTTTTTTCGGTGAGCTTACGGGGGCTTTCTCGCCCCGACTGGTCAGATAGGTTAGGTGGTACGTCAGTGGCTTACCGTCCGCACTCTTGAACAGGTGAGCCATGGCCGGGAACGTGCCGACCTTTGAACCGCCCTCGTAGTAATCAAGACCAGGGTGGTACAGCGTGGCAGGCGCAGGTTTTAGACCCCGAGCCTGCAGGTACAGGCGAACCGGGTTAATGCCATCCGCAGCCTGTATGCCCTTGGCAATCCTCCGCAGTCGCTTTACCGGGTCCGGCTTGGTCGAGGTCGGAAGGGGTCTGATATTCCCAACCATCTGATCTATCTGATCGGCGGCTTCCTTGAAACTCATCCCTGTCAGCTTCTGAACCAAGTCCATACCAGACCCAGGACCGCAGCCCGAGCAAAAGTAAGACCCCGAACCGTCCTTGTCGTCGAAGCGGTAGCGGTCCTTTCCACCACACAACGGGCAAGGCTGGTGAACATTCCGCAACTGCTGATCCGTCAGGCCGTAGTGCTTGAGAATCCCGACCCACCGGCCGCGAGCGCTCTCCACGGTTTTCATGCAGCCCTCCTGCGCGCGCTCTTGATGTTCAGGTGTCGAATGAAGCTCAAGACCTCATCCCCTGGAGGCTTAGCAGACACATCACGATGCGCGTTAGGCCACACCCCATACCGCTCGCGGTACTTGTGCGCGGCCCATCCAGGGCTGTATCCCTTGGATCGTCCGTAATGCTTCAGGCCCGCGAAAAACTCGGCCTTCTGGTCCTTGGTTTCTTTTCGATTGCGTTTTGATGCGGGGTCCGCGTCAGTGATTTCGTACAGCTCGCCTTCGATGACCTCAACATCAGCGCGCTTCTCAGGAGCGAACCCACACGCGGGGCACTTGTGCTTCGTCGATACAAACCCACAAGAAACGCAAGGCGCGTCTTTCGGACCCGGCTTGTCTTTCTGCTTCCGATCAAGGTTGTGGGTTAGCGTCCCGTCGTCCAGCTCCGTGGGCAGGTCATCGGTCGGCAGACCGTTGCGAAGAACATTCCCGGCGTGGTCAAGAATCAAGCAATCCGTTTTTCCATCCGCAATCCTGAGACCCCGGCCAAGCATCTGAACGTGGAGCATCAGGGACTTGGTAGGCCTTGCCAGAACAACGCAGGAACACTCCGGCGCGTCAAAGCCCTTCGTCAGAACTGCGACGTTGCAGATGACCTGAAGGCCACCGGATCGGAAATCGCTGATGATCGCCTCACGCTCCAGGGGATCGCGCATGTAGCCGTCGATGTGCGCCGCCGCCACACCACGGCGCGAAAACTCCGCACAGAGTTGCTTGGAGTGCGCAATGTTGCTGGCGAACACGATGGTTTTCCGACCGTGGCCACGCTTGAACCACTGATCCACGACATCGCCAACCAGGTCCGCATCACCCATGACCTCAGCCAGCGCGTCAGCCTGCCAGTCGCCGCCCGATGTCTTGACCCCACTGAGGTCAGGGACGATCGGCGCGTAGCACTTCGCGGGAACCAGATACCCCGCATCGGTCAGGCTTCGGGTAGTCGCACCCACCACCAGAGCATCGAAGAATTGGCCCAGCCCCTTGCGGAAAGGCGTGGCGCTAAGACCGATCACCGGGATGCCAAGGTTTCGACACTGCCGCACCACCTTGGCGTGTGCGTCGTGGAAAACATGGCACTCGTCAATGATCACCACCGAGGGCAGCAGGGAGTCTGGAAGGTCCGACCACCTGCGCTTGAGGGTCTGGATCGTTGCCACCTGCACCGGCTTGCTGTAGTCCGTCAGATCGTTTTGGCCTTGGATAACTCCACACGCTAGGCCGTCCTGCGTGAACCTCCCAAGGGCCTGATCCACAAGCTCAATGCTGTCCACGATGAAAAACACGCGATTGCCCCGGCCCACCGCACTCTGAGCGATGGCAGAAGCGATGGCCGTTTTCCCACCACCTGTCGCAAGCATCAGCACCATCGCGGCGACGCCAGAGCGCAGAAGCCGACGGAGCTGATCCAAGGCAAAAGTCTGGTACTCCCGGAGCTGAATCACGACTCACCCCCGAATCCGATTTTTGCCTCGCGTAAGTACTCTGTAGTTGATTCTTCTGCCTGGAAAGGGATGGGTTTTACTGTCCCTGTTACTGTCCCTGTCCCTGTTACTGTTACTGTTCCTGTTTCGGTATAGGTTACCCCCAACCTTTCTAGAACCTTTGCGTAAGGTTCCCCCAAACCTTTCAAAGCCGCATAAAGCCTAGCTTTCAGGGGTGTTGGCGGTATCATTTCCCAGGACTTCAGGAGGCCCGCTAAGACGTTAGGATTTGGCGGCTTGTTGTGCTTTATGAAGCGCGGAAAATAAACTGACAAGCTGGCCATCATCCGAAAGGGTAAAAAACTTTTCGTCGTGCCAGATGGTCACGCGGATAGCCCGATAAGGTGCGCTGTCACCCATCACGCCACCCTGCTTACGGTCTGCTTAGCCTCAAGCTCAGCCACCTTCGCTTTGAGCTTCGCCAGCTCGTCCGCGTGGTAGAACTTCTCAACCAGCCAATCCACACAGGTTGTGTCGCCCGTGTTTTCAATGAAGCGGACCAGCAAATTCACATCAAAATTGCGGTGGGAATCGTTGTCGTGCGGCGATAACTTGCGCGACAAATCCGACGGAGAAAGGTCCAGATCGGCGGCAATGGCCTTGGCTGGAACGCCCTGGGAATGCACCCTTGCCGCCAGCAATTCCTTGAGCGTGGGGTGGCTTTCAACCAGCCCCGCATCAAAGCGAATGGTGACTTGTTCCATGTTTCTGTTCCCCTGCGTTGCCGCGACTTGCCTTGTGTTTCCAGTACGAATTCAGCGATAAAAAAACCGCGCACAAGGCGCGGCCGAGGCTCACGCAGCAGCAGTGTTTGCCGCTGTATTCGGAAGCCAGGAAGGAGGAACAATGTCTGGATACAGCAGCGCGAGCGTCTGCTTTCGGGCCTTGGGAATACCCGCATCCCGCCAGCCGGACACCGATCCAGGCTTGATGCCAAACAGGTCGGCAACCTTGCCCGTACCGCCCAGCGCGTCGATGATTTCTGAGTCCGTCATTTCGATTCCTCGTTTTTGGTTCGTCTAAATTTAGCTAAACCAAAAATAAAACGCAAGCTCTAGCCATATCCATTTCGAATATCAAAACAAAACCTAGACATACCCCCCCCGATAGGTCGCGTCCGGCGACAGTCAAAACCTGCCCGATGTAGGTTAATTTCAGTTTCCTGAAATTTTGCTTGACCTAAGTTTTAGGATGCCCTAAAGTAGTCCTCATGGTTACACAACGCAGGGGATGAGGGATGAAGTACGAACTTACAGACGAAACCAAAGACCATTTCGGCACGACCCTTTACCGCATCCGCGCTCTCAAAGATTTCGGAGGTGTTTCTGAGGGCGACATGGGCGGATGGGTTGAGGGCGAGCACAACCTAAGCCACTGCGGTAATTGCTGGGTGTACGGCGATGCTCGGGTGTACGGCAAGGCTCGGGTGTACGGCGAGGCTCGGGTGTACGGCGAGGCTTGGGTGTCCGGCAAGGCTCGGGTGTCAATCACACCACCCCGCGCATCGCGATCCGATGGCTATGACTTTACAGCAACACCCTGCGAGGACGGCGAAATCCGAGTCATTGCGGGCTGCCGTTACTTCACATTCCCAGATGCCCGAAAGCACTGGGCCGATACCCGAGGTGGCACTGATCTGGGCGATGAGACGCAGGACATTCTCGATTTTTTGGAGAAACGCTGTGCTGCGGTTTATTCAAAAACGGAGGAAGCGGCATGAACGCCAGCCACTGCAACACCGCCGTTCTGGTACTGAACGTGGCCGTCTGGTCGCTGGCGTACATGATGATTCTTGAGGAGTTGGTGCGATGAGCCACGACAAGCTAACAGTGTGTCGCTTAGATGACATCACCTTTGAATACAACCACAACTCGGCCGAGTGCTTCATCAGGCAGAGCGATCACGAGATCATACTTTCGCCAAAGGAGGCGCGGGGCCAACTTGCGCGGGGCCGACTTGCGCGGGGCCAAGGGCTTCTACCTGCTCCCCGTTCAAGACCCACGCGGATACCTCTTCCCGCATGCCGTCAAGAGCTATGGAGGATGGAGGATTCGCGCAGGCTGCCGAGACTTCACTATTCCAGAAGCGCGTTCTCATTGGGGTGAACGATACGGGGGTGATCGCTGGATAGGCGACATGTACCTCCATGCCTGCGACTGGCTGGAGAAAATGATCGCGGAGGATAGAGCATGAGGGACGTGAACGACATCCTGAGCGACATCAACGAAATGGTCTACCACGTCGCGCAGACGAAGCTGGAGACCAATAACCCCGAATTAGCCCGCCAGTGTTCACTAGCTATTGAACTGGGCGATGAAGCCTATGAACTCATCGGCGCGTTTCGGGATGTGATGGACAAGTGGGAGGTAAGAGATGAAACACATACACGCTGAGCTGATGGCGCAATACGCGCAGGATGCGATGGAAACTGATTCGCCTTGGGAGCGGTGGGAGAGGATGTCTGGCGGTGCATGGGTAGACTGCTGGTGCAGCCCTGGGTGGTTTAGTGCCGCGAAATACCGCCGCAAGCCACAGACCATAACGCGCACCATCACCTACCCGAAGCCGCTTTCAGAGCTGCCCGAAGGTGCGTGTGTTTTTTATATAGCCAGCCCCAACACAAAGACCTTTTTTCGTGCGGTTTTTCGTGCGGTTGGTGATAGCGCCAACCCCAGGATGATCCACCCCCACATCCGCAGGGGTCTAGTTCATGCCACAAAGGAAGCAGCAATCGCCCACGGCAAAGCGCTCGCGGGGGTAGAGGAATGAGTGAAGCACAGCGAGACAGGGACGTGGATGCCTTTTGGGGCATTACAGAAGGCTCTGGCGGCCTGCTGGATTGGTTCGAGGCGATGGACCCTGAAGAAGCCTGCACGACCATCCACGACGCCCTAAACGACGACCTAGAGCTGGAATTCAGCGACACGCACAGGCCGTTCAGGGTGATGTGTGACGAGTTTGACTGCCTCCAGAGCGCGCCCAGCGCTGCGTTCCAGGCGGCAGCCGTCAGCCTGATGTGGGCGGTTGTTAAGAGGATGAATGA